AGGTTCCTTTTCTTGAAGAGACTTAATGTCTTTTACAAGCCCTTCGTACCCTGCTAAATTAAGAGAAAATATAGGAGTAATAAATAAAGAAGTAAGGTCGATTACAAATCTCCTTTTGTTATTTCCAATAGGCTTAAAGTAATGTGAATTTGATTGGCAGCGTTTGCTGTAATTTTAATTAAGTCCGATTCCTCCAGAACCAAAGGCTGTGATAGAACTTCATAAGTGACGTCGGTAGCAATAGTCTTAGCATTAGTAATTTTATACGTTGCCGAAGCACTGCTGTCTGTCCATTCAATAGTATACTCCGTGGTGCTCGCTGAATCATTACACACAATAATAGATTTAATTACTGCTGTAGTTGGAAAAATAGGTGGAGTTCCCGTTGTTCCTGGTGCCGCTGTTGGAACGGTGTAAATGGTTGTTGGACCAGTAGTGGTCATATCTAAACCAGTGTTTTTAAAAGTATCAGCCAAGGTACCAGCTCCTTCCACCAGACTTATCTTCAATATCTTGAGAATAAGAAGTGTTTAAATTTAAAATAAGTTGTTCTAGTAATCGTACCATTTGGTCAAATTGACTTGGTTCATATTCAGGGGTTGCATTAGGTAAACGAGTAATGGTTATTTTAGCCATTATCTTCTTCCGTCCGGTCTAAGTTGTAGTTTCATAGATCCTAATCTCCAATTTGTATCCCCCACTGTATCGCTTGCAAAAGCTAGTTTTACTGATCGTCCTCTTCCTCTTATATCAAGTTTAGTCGTAGTGCTACTAACATTTCCTGTAGTGGTTTGACTTGATGTCGATTGAGGATAATCCTCTAATGTTAAAGTAACCGCTACGTCATTAGTTAAGGAAGTAAAATCAGGAACAAATTTGCTCACTGACATAAACTGATCCCCATCTGCAATTTCAATTGATCCTGTTGTTAAGGAAGCTGATAAAGCCGTTCCGTCTGCTTGGTTATTGCCCACCTCTTGATTATATACATAGGAAGCCCCTGCTGTGACACCGTAAGGAGTATCGGTTACTCCTGTGCTTGTAGTAGCATTAGCCACTAAAGAAGCATTATATTGGGTAGCTATAGGATTTTCAAAAGTGTAATTTCCAAGGTAACTTGTACGTCCTAATGTTGATGTATACCAAGTGCCCTCTAAATAATTATAAACAACAACCCTATCAATTTGTGTAGCACTACCTGAGGGATAATACCACATGATCTCATTAAATTCAGGATTAATACCGCAAGCAATATCATTTTTATTGGTGTAACTTAAATCATCATATACATAATCTTGAACAGAACACGGCATTTTTTTAACAACACCATCGTACATATAGAAGGCATCATCACCCATCCAAAAAGCCATACCATTTACATCAATACACGCATGTTGCGCTATCAATCCACAGTTAGCCCCTAGTTGTCGTTGACCAAATGTAAAAGGAGTTCCAACAAATTGAATACCGTGCAAGGATTGATCCGTCCATACCAAAATTTGACCCGTTGATGTTACTGCTCCTATGATACGAGAACCATCAGCAATACGCAATGATCCCGCTTCATTTGTTGCTTTGGGCGCCCACTGCGTTAAACTTTCTCGGTCGGAAAATCTAAAAAATAAATCATCTTGGGTAGCAGTATCTGTAACATCCGTGCATGTTCCAAATAAAAATAAATGTCTCGTATCAGACGAGACTAAAGAAAAACGAGAAGATACAGGTGCTGTTGCACCAAGGCTCACGGCCCTAGTTGATGCACCTCCAGAAGTATCCCATTGATAAGTACCTCCATTTAAAACAGTAGCAATAAGATCTTCTCCAAAATTATCTAATGACCATTGACGAGCACTAATAGTTACACTTGATGAAGCCCTAGGAGTGCCCCATGTACTTAATCCCCATGTTAAAACACCCCACCCATATCCATAGGTAGATGTAGAAGGACCATTATTAATTTGATAAGCTGCTGTTACCGATCCTCCACCACTAGCAGTTGATCCTGTAGCATTAGAAGAATACGTTATTTTATAAGAGCCGGCATTAACAATTTCAGTGATTTCAAATTCATTATTAAATTCTATACCATCTACAACATTGTTAGTAGAACTATCATCAAATGTAACAAAGTCGCCTAATACTGCTCCATGAGTAGCATCAGTCACCGTTACAATAGGACTACCACTTACTGTCGTAAAAGGATTTGTTAAACTCTCTGTGTCTCGAATAGGTGTAATATCATAAAGAGCACTTCCCTCTAATAGATATAATTTTCTATCGGTTCCTAAAGCAAGGTACCGGGTACCATTTAAACTAACCCAGGAATGCGTATCACGAACCACACCAATAACAGTTTCGTTGGGATTTGGAAGATATGTCCACCCTCTCCAACGTTCAGGTTTTCCATAATGAAATCTTACTAATTGAGAATCAATATAACGTCTATCATCTCCCGCTGCGTAAGGAGAATCTTGTTTATCTACACCTGGTTGAAATTTTAAATCGGTTAATTGCATAAGGCCTCATACTAAATTATTTCTTCTCTGGTGGCAAGAATTGAGTACCTACATTGCCTTTAAAGGAGTAAGTACCATAGTGCGTCAGCCCACTAACAATGTCAGCATACACGGTTCCGCCAATTTTCTGCCATAGTCTACAGAAAGCATAGTCCTCAGACAAGTATCTTTTTGTATCGGGATCTATCATGGTGTCAAAAAAAGTATAGTTCCACTTAGAATTGTCATGATAATCAAATGTTTTATCATGAGGATCATTTAAATGTTGATCCGATTTAAATTTTAATTCAGGGTAAGCTTTAGCCATTTTTTCAAATACTTGTCTTTTAATCAACATAAATCCCGTTGCACCATCTAATACTTCTATAAATCCTTTTTTAACTTCTACATGGTCAGGATTTTTCACATTAAGATTGTATTGCAAGGAAGAAGCAAGTAATTCATTTTCTTTAATATCAGGTTTTTCTTTTACTTTTCGTATAACTTTTGTCCAATCAATAGTTTTCCTTGGATACACACCTGTAACAACTTCTTGATCAAAATCTAACATGCGCATAACAGATTTTTCATTAAAACCTATATCAGCATCTATAAATAATAGATGTGTATATTGTTTATCATCCATAAATAATTGTACTAAAGTATTACGAGCTCTTGTTACTAATGATTCATTTCCAATTGTTCCAAATTGTAGCCCTACTTTATTTAGGGAGCATTCAGACATTAAACGTAAACAGCTTTCAAAATAATTAACGGTTAACATTCCTCCATAACACGGTGTACCTACAAAAATATTATTCATTAAAACCCCGCAGCTTTAGGTTGAGCTTTTTTATAAAAAATATTTAATGTATATCGAGGAGAGCTGTCTCCAAAAGATTGAAGATCTGTGTGAGCTATTTTAGCGCCATTAAAAAATATAGCTCTGTTTTCTAAAAACCCTATATGAGAAGAAAGTTTACCATCATCGGTAAAAAATCCAGTACCATTATTTAATAAAGGTTCTCCTTTAACAAATAATAAAAAATTACAATCAGTTTTATGATCTGTATGTACCATAGGTTTTGCACTATTATGTCTTAAATGCGCTGCAACTTCTGCTGGTTCTAAATCATAATAAGGAAAAAAAAATTCTTTTATACGATTTAATAAAGGATCTTTTTTCATTGTCTGTGTGTCGAAACGATGTCTATTTCCATACAATCCATCTTCGTTTACTCGTGGGGTATAATCTAATTGTAGAAAATTATCTTGAAGAGATTTTAAAGTTTTCTCATCTAAAAAATTATCTACATATTGTACAAATCTAGTATTTTTATTATACTGCATAATTAAACCTTTTATAATCTTCTTTATAATACTCTTTAACTAAATCTTTTACTGCAAGAGAAAGTAAAGGAAGAGGTTTATTATCATAATCTTCTTTAGGATAATCTCCTATTTTTCCCTCTAACTTAACATCCCCATATGAAGGAAGAGCTAGCCACTCTACAAATACTCTTTCAAATTTATCTTCTAGTTTCCACCATACTGTTTTTTTATCAACAAAATAATGTTGTGGAGTAAACCAATTCATTCCTTTTGTTTGTTCTTTTAAATATTCAATAGTCTTTTTAAATTCTTCTTTAGTTTTTATTTTACTAAAATCATAATCTGCAATGCGACACATAGAAAGAAATCTATCTAAAGGGTCCCGTACCACTGCAAATTTAAAAGCATCTTTTACTCCTGGAAGAAGATTGTAATCAGGATAACAAAGATGCCCTACAGGGTTATCCTTAATTAAATGATTCCAATCGTAATGCTCAATATTAAAATTGTTTTGTACAAACCATTCTGATAAAGCACGGCCTGCTGTTCTGGGTATGTGAATAAAAAAAAATTTTTTATTATTAGGGCTAGTTAATAAAGGCATATTTATGGTTGAGTAAAGTAGGTTTCATAAAGAAAAATTTATCTTTATTTTTTAATCTTGTTATAATTTCTATTAATATTCTGTAAGCACACAAAGAAAATTCATTGGTAGCATAAGAAGGAGATTCACAAATAAATAAATAATCAAATGAATCAAAAGCAATATCCTCAAATGTTTTAGTAATAGTTATCCAATCTTCGCATTTAACTCCAGCATTAGGATCTGATGTATAATTAGATAACCAATATGCATTATCAATAAAATCAGGTTTCATTAAATAATATCCAAGCCAATTGCTAGAAGCTAATCCTTTTTCGATAGGAAAGTCTGGATAAGTTAAATCATGATGGTGATCAATAGAAACCACATCTATAGTTTTTTTATTTTTTAATAAAGGTTCTAAAATATAATATATGTCTACATGTTTTTGAGATATTACAATGTGAGTATCTTCTATCTTGTCTATATATTGTAAAACAAATTTAATTAATTCTACTAAAGATCTAGAATCTTTAACAAAGTCACAATCAACTGACAAAATATTTTTATTTGTTTTGGTCACTGAAAAATCCTATTGAAGCAATGATACGAGGAGAACAAGCAATTGCTTTATGTCTAATTCCTCCTGGAATAAATAACAAGTCACCTTTTTCTACAATGTAATCTCTACTATTTAAATAATCTTTATAAAGGGTGCTTCCTTTTAAACCTAAAAGAAATATACATTCTTCATCTATGTGTGGAGGCCCTACACATGCAGCAAAAGAAAAAAATAAATCTACACCACTTCGAGGGTCATCATTAAAACTAAATATTTTTTTTAAAAAATCATAATAAGAAAACAAATCATAATCAGCATTGTGTAAGTGTTTAACCCCCCATACTTTTTCAAATGAATGGCCTCCACGGGAATAAATTTGTATATTATTTTCATCACCTATATATTCATCAGCTACAACGGAAAGATAATTAAAATCATATACTTTATTAAGAGTAGTAAATTTGCGAATAAAAGTTACTTTATTTTGATTTATATCTTTAATTTGTTTTTTACTGA